TAGGAAACCGTCAACGTGCTGCAGCTGCTAGAGCTAGAACTAGAAGTAGAAGAGGTCCTACTGCTGCTGAACAAGCTAGAAATACGGCAGAATACGAAAGAGCTATGAGAGCTAGACAAGCAAACCTTAGTCGTGGAAGCACTCCTTCTCCAAGACCTGTTCCTCAGCCTCGTCCTAATCCAAGACCTGCTCCTCCTTCTCCTGTTATGAATAGACAACAATATCAACAAGAGTTACAAAATAGAATAGCTGCTCGTCCTCCTGCTACGTCTATAAATCGTGGCAACGGCATAGCTTCTCCTGCAATGCGTCCACCTAATTATCGTCCTCCTGTACGCCCTAATCCTCCTACAAGAGAAGCAAATGTATTTAATCAACAAATGCAAGCAGAGCGCAGAAGAATCCAACAGCAGATAGCTCAACTTCAAGCAAGGCTACGACAACTAGGAGGCTAGTATGGCAGCTAAAAAGAAATCGACAGTAAATAAAGCAGGGAACTACACTAAACCTACTATGAGAAAAAACCTGTTCAATAAGATTAAGGCAGGTTCTAAAGGTGGTAAAGCAGGTCAGTGGTCAGCAAGGAAAGCACAGATGCTTGCCAAACAATATAAAGCAAAAGGTGGAGGCTACAAATGAAAGTTAAAGCACCAGATGGTTATCATTGGATGAAGCAAAAGAATGGCTCATTCAAACTTATGAAGCACAAAGGAAAGTTTGTTAAACATAAGGGAGCAAGTCTAACTGCAGACTTCCCAATACAAAAGGTACATAAATAATGGGACTAAAAAAACCACAGAAGTCTTTAAAGAAATGGACTAAGCAGAAATGGAGAACACCTAGTGGTAAGAAATCTTCTGAAACTGGTGAGGTTTATGCACCATCTAAGACTATAAAGAAACTTAAATCAACCTCAGCAGGACGTAAGAAGCTTGCAGCAGCTAACAAAAAGAAACGTGAAGCTACTGCAAAAGGTAAACAACATGCGAGGCACGGACTACATAAAGGTAAGAAACGATGAGAGCAGATTATAAGAAAGGCGGTAAAGCTAAAGACTCAAGACTAAAGAGAGCAGGTGTATCAGGTTATAATAAACCTAAGCGTACACCTAACCACCCTAAGAAGTCTCACATAGTTGTAGCAAAAGAAGGCGATAAGATTAAAACAATTCGCTTTGGGCAGAAGGGAGCTAAGACAGCAGGCAAACCTAAAGCAGGTGAGTCAGCTAAGATGAAAGCCAAACGTAAAAGCTTTAAAGCCAGACACGGCAAGAACATCGCTAAGGGTAAGATGTCTGCCGCATACTGGGCTGATAAAGTTAAGTGGTAGGGTTCTTGAAAACATCTAGTTCGTCTTCTAAGAACTTATGCATGTTTTCTAATTTAGGTTTCGCATCCCTTATAATCTTGCGAATTAGTATCAAGTCATCTCCCTTGAATACCGTGTGAAGTTTATCTTCGGGGAGTCCTCCAATTTCTGTGAGGATTGCCCCCGAATGATTAACTATAATTCTAAAGGACAGAAGATTCGCTTCTTGTTCTTTAGGTAATTTCACACGCTCCTCCCACACAAGCTAGTTCTTGAGAGCCTGTAGTATTGTCTTCTTGTTCAAAGTAAACTAAGTCATTCCAGTTTACATTTTTTGGCATAGATGCAACCAGTTCATTATACTTATCTGCATCAATGTCCTCATAAGGAGCTTGCTGATAAACATGGTCACTAACTGGCAACAAACTAATACCCGAACAAATATCAAAGTTTTCCCATATCCACTGTGCGACTTGCAGATATTCATCATCCGTATAATACACAGTAATACTGGGCTTATGCTCACACCAGAAATTTTGGTACGTCTTCCACAGTTTTAACTGCTCCATAGCTCCTACGTCTTTTACTGTAACACTAGACTCAGGCGCTTTAACAGGAAAGCTATATACCGATGAAGACTCGGACATTACATCTTGCTCTACTGGAAATCCTGCTGCTTCCATAAAGACTGCAAGTGGGTCTTTCTTGTCTGAACGTACTCTGCGAATATAGTGTTTAGAAAAACGGGGGTGAATACCAGAAGCAGAATCGACAAGTTGAGACACAGTACCACTAGGCTTAACACAAGTAATAGCCGCAGACTGTTCAATGCCAAGCTTCTTAGCCCACTTCTCATTAGTTTTAATAGCCACATCTCTCAAGTTCTCCAAAGTCTTTTCTAGTTTCTCTTGGTCTTCCTGACCAGACAATAGTTTATTATCCATGATGCCTGTCATGCTTAGACCAAGCAATGCTTCTTCAGCTGTGTTTTTGTGCCAGATGTTACGTAAGTATCTAAAGTCTGTAAGCGTAGCTTGTAGCGTACCGATAATAGCCGCTAGCTCTACTTTTTCTTTTAGAGTTTCTTCTGTATCATCTTCACGAACTACAACTTCAGATAGATTGCAGAACTGATTAGACCGTAGTATAATTTCAGAGCATGGGTTAGTACCGAAGTCTTGCTCAGAGTCTCTACGTCCATTACGAGCTGCAATATTCTGTGCAGCTACACGGCTAAACAAACCACGCTCACCTGCTCTGCTTTCGTATAAAGTCTTCATTTCGTTAATGAATGCTTCGAAGTCAGGCTTCTCGGTGTATGCTACGCTGTTGTTAGCTAAACGTCTGTGACCGTCTGCTTCCCACCATGCACCTGTCTTAGCTTTAGCCATGCGATTGTCAGATAAGTTTGATAGACTTATAAGTGCTGAACGTCTAACACCACCGACAACTACAATGTCTGCAACCTTACATACAATATCGTGACACTCAATGCTTGTAAGTTTGCGTCCACCTGCTTTCTGGAATACTTCTACACAGAACCTAAACAAATCTTCAAGAGGCTGTGCACCTGATGCACGACCACCAAAGGTCTTGAGTCTAGCTCCTGCAGGTCGTACTTTGTGTGTATCCCACTTAGGTATTTTACCTGCATACAACAAACTAATTAGCTCTCTAAATGCAGATGCCCAACCAATCTTACTGTCGGCTACTACAATCGTTGTATCTGTAGGGTGGAATGTTTCTGCAACTACAGGCAGCTTGTTGATAAAGTTACGCTCGACACTAAAGCCTACACCAGTACCACACATAAGGACATACATTAGCTCATCAAATGCTCTAGGTGAATCAATAGCCAAGTAACTACAGTTAAAACCTGCCACGTTATCTTTATCTAATGCAGGTCCTGCTGTCATTAAGCATCGCATAGAGGGCATAACCTTTAAGCTATGTATGCCCTCGTACAATCTTTCAGCTGTTTTCTTGTCTAATTGTTTGCGATTAACCCAAAAGTCTACATACCTTTGTACAGTCTCCTCCCAAGTCTCTCGTCTGCCCTCACTAGAGAGCCAACGAGCGTACCGTGACTTGTGTATAAACTGTTGGTATTTATCCATTTAAGTCTCCAAAGGTTACTGCTGTCCATACTTCTTTGTAGAAGTTTAGGAACTCTTTGCGGTTATCCCACAGTATAACTGCAGGTACATACACTGGCGATACTGCAAATAAAACTACCGCCTTTACAAATAGCTTTTGTTTCTCTGTAAGTGTTACACTCCAATCTTTACTCATCGTCTATTTCCTCCCAGACATTTCCAATCGTTATAGTAATAAAGGGCAGTAGTATTACCGTCCCTTGAAAAGGCATTACATCGTGTTCGCCATCTCTAACTGTCCACACAGGACGGCTATCAGCAAACTCAATATCAAATCCTACTCCGTTTCTAGGCTCAATCGTCCATAGCCTGTTCCAAAAATGGTACGTCATATTCTTTCCTCGTTTGTTTTTTTCTTGCAGTCTTAGCTTTGCTAGACCTCGTGTACTTCTTAAACTTTTTCTTTCGAGCAAATTGATTCCTGCGCTCTTCTTTCCTGTCCATTACCACCAACCTAAGTTTTTAGAGTTATTTAATATAATCATAAAACATGTGGCTATGTGGACAACCCACCAGAATGTTCGTATAAACGCAACAGTATCTGCTTGGCTGTTTGTCTCTCCGACTTTCTCTCCTAGAGACTTTGCCCATATACGCCACCACTTTCTATACTTCATACAATTTAATTAGTTTATCTAAATACCATCGTGCTTTCTTTAAGTCTTCTAAAGCTTTGCCCTTGTAAGACATACGCCATATATATTTCTGGCAGTTGCCTTTTAGGTAGCCTTGAAACTGTTCGAGACTCATAGACTCTTCAATAGCCTGAATGCATTCAACAGCTCCAGTGTTGTAATGTGCAGGATTATTTACAGGGTCATTGCCCCAACAATCAGCAAAGTCTTCTGAGTCAGCAGTCACTTCTGGGTCTGTACCTCTAGTGCTATCGTAAACCCAATGCGAGTTTAAGTCACGCATGTACTCCTCAAATGTAGGTTCTCGTTTCATTCAAATGTCTCTCTCTTTTTTGTGTTAATCCAATCATCAGGTATGCTATCTTCACTAAACCATCTAAAGCTATTTGCCTCAGCCCACTCAGCGTGGGAGCGTTTAGTGCCGTCCTTTCTGACCTTAGCCTGCGGCATCGGGGCATTAGGATTAGCAAACAGGAAAACCAGTTCGATGTCATCTGGCAGTGCTTTGGCTATCCATACGTACTTACTGTACTCAGCACTATCCCAGAACCGTCCTTTGGCTTCTAGTAGTATCTTCTTACCTTTGATAACTTTCACAAAATCGGGTTCGTACTTATGCTCCACTGTATATTCTACTTTATCAACGTGATGCTCCCACCCGTCTAAAATCCCTGAGTGAAGTTCGTACTCCCAATTAGAGTCATATCCCTTAACCAAATCCTTT